GGCCAGTGCCGACAGCGCGGTCAGCATTTCAGCGCCCATGCGGGGGCTCCGTTCTCGCGCGCGGCGGTTCGTCCCAGCCGATCGCCACCAGGCACACAGCTCCGAACGCGCCGAAGATCAGGGCGGAGACCCAGCCTCGCGGGTATTCGCCGAGCGGCCACCACGCCACCAGGTAGGCCATCGACCACGGGGCGGTGATCGCCCACACGGCGAGGAAGCCGGGCCAGTCCCGGCGGGGTGGCAGCCATGCGCAGATCAGCGCTGTCACGCCGGCCGCGATCCAGAGTCCGGCCCAGGCGTCGAGCGGCCAGGCCTTCAGTAGCAGGCACAGGCCGCGGCGGTCGCGGACAGGCTGGACGAGCAGCCCGTAGCCGTACAGGGTGGCGATCACGCCCTTGAGGGTGAGGAGGGTACCGCGGCGGCCCAGACGTCGGGTGAGCCGCCGGACCGCCGCGACCATCAGGACCCGTCCGTCTTCGGCCGGTTGGGCACGGCGTAGGTGATGCCCCACGCGCCGAGGACGGCGAGCACGATGGTGACGCCCTCGCCGGTGGTGAGGACCTGGTCCTGGACGGCGGTGACCGCGGCCGTCGCGCCGGCGGCGAGTCCGGCGACGAGGGACTTGGCGATGCTGGAGATTTTCACGAGGGTTCCTCTCGGATCAGTCGGTGACGGTGAAGCCGTGGCGTGCGCCGAGGAGGCGCAGGCTGGCCTTGCCGGGGATGCCGTCGGCGTCCGTGCCGGTGTAGCCGCCGCCGGCCGGGGAGCGCTGCCAGCGGGCGTATGCGGTGACGGTCTTGCTGCCGAAGCTGCCGTCGACGTACTCGGAGGAGAGCAGGCCTTCGGCCTTCAGCGCCTTCTCGACGAGGAGTGCCTCGGCCTTGTAGGTGGTGTGGCCTTGCGCGGCGGGCGGGTCCTTGCGGGCCGCGGCGATGATGTGCGCGAGCGACACCTTCGGCTTGGCCGTGGGCGGCTCGGTGGCAGTGCCGCCCGGGCGGGGCGCGCCCTTCTGCACCCACGCGTACAGCGGCCCGCCTGGACAGTCGGTGGCGTAGCCGTCGCGGTGGCCCTTGATCTCGTCCCCGGCGCCGTGCTTGCGCAGCAGCTCGATGCCGTCGCGTATCGCGCTCAGCATGTCGTCGGTCGGCTTGGTGAAGCCCTCGCTGCCGACGAGGCCGACGATCGCGTAGTGCGCCTTGTTGAGGTCCTGGTTGCCGTTGGCGCCGGTGCGCTTGCCGATGCCGCGGCCCTCGAGGAGGTAGCCGTGCGGGCAGGCCGCGTAGTTGTAGGCGACGTCGGAGTAGTTCTCCTTCGTGTTCGCCAGGTGGGACTTGCGGATGGCCTTCCACTCGGCGATGCATGCGTTGTGGTCGGTGAGCAGTTTCGTGCTCACCTCGGTGCCCTCGTAGTGGACCTTGACGCCCTTCGTGGACGTCTGTGTCGGCGCGGCCGATGCGGGCCAGTCGAGCTGGGCTCTGGTGACGAGCTTCATCGGGCCCTCCCGGGCATGAGAAAAGCCCCGGCCAGCTGGCTCGGGGCGTGCGGGTTCGGGGTGGGTCGGGTCAGCTGGCGGGGTGTTATGCCGCCTTCAGGTGTTCGATCCAGAACTGGCCGTATCCCTGGTCGACGGTCAGGGTGTCGCCGGGCTCCCAGGCGGTGGTGTGGGCGTCGGCGCGGAAGCACACGACGATCCGCTTGCCGTTCCACGCCTCGGGGACTTCCCAGAGGGTGGTGTTGTGTAGGGGCATGTGGTGCATGTCGACGGGGCTGACGTTCTCCCCGTTCATCGTGCCCACGTCGAAGTACGGGTTGACGACGCCTGCCTGCGTGTACTCGTAGCCCTTCAGGTACCAGCCGACGCCGATGATGTAGCCGGCGTCGTTGGTGACCCGCGCCCAGGCGTGGATGCGCAGCAAGTCTCCGGCGGTCAGGATGCTCGTGACGATCCGGCCCAGGGTGACCGGCGTCGTGGTGGGCAGGTCCACCGGAATGGCGCTGGTCTCCCAAACACCGGTCCACTTCTTGATGCTGGCCTCGCTGTATCCGGTGTAGGTGGTGACAGCCACGCGGTTCTCCTACTGCTCTTCGACGGTGACGGTTCAGAAGAATGTGATGACGATGACGATGCCGTCACCGCCGGCTCCGCCTCCGCGCTGGACTTGGGAGGCGGTGTTCGCAGCGCCGGAGCCGCCGCCGCCGTAGTTGAATCCGGCGACGCCGGTCCCGTTGGTGGCGACACCACGGGCGCCGCCGCCCAGGACCGCGTTGCCGCCGGCCCCGCCCATCGCGCCCGCGGTGCCGAACTTGGCTCCGGCTCCTCCTCCGCTGCCGGACACCCGAATGCCGCCGGTGAGGGTCTGGGTCGAGGACCCTCCTGCTGTCGCGCCCGGGGTGCCATCAGCGGCGCTGGCCGTGCCGCCTCCGCCGCCCGTCGCCGACACCAGCGCCCCGAATGATGAGGTGCCGCCGGAGCCGCCGCCGCTCGCACCGCCCGCGCCGACGGTCACCGCCTGGGAAGCGCCGGCGGCGGACGCCAGGAGGTACGACTCGGCGTATCCGCCGCCCTGCCCGCCGCCGCCGCACGACGTCTGCGAAGCGCCGGTGGCGACAGCGTTGTGCCCGCCGCCGCCACCCGCCTGCACCAGCACCCGCACCCATTTCGCGTCCGCGGGCCGGGTCCACGTGCCCGACGACGTGAACACCTGCACGTCGGGCGCGCTGAGCTGCGGGTCGATGGACTCGGCCATCGTCTGCATGTGTTCCCAGAGCCGGGTGTGGTCGGAGCTCTCTGGGTAGACGATGCCGTTCGTCGTCTCCTGGCTCATGTGGTGCGCCTCCAGTAGATCGTGAGGGTCCAGGCCGCGCTCCAGCTGCCCCGGCCGGCGAGATGGATGTAGGGGCTGTCCGAAGCGACGGAGATGGCGAGACCGCCGCGGGTGCCGTCGACCATGGCCTGCGCCCACGCGGTCGGGATCGTGAAGCTGGTCGTCGTCGCGTTCACGGCCAGGGACGGGCCGGCGGTGGACTCGTTGAGAGTGGGGGCCCCGCTCGGCCGCGTCGACTGCGACACCAGCCGCAGGGTGGGTGTGCGGGCGGCGAAGTCCCCGCCGGACAGCCGACGCGCCTTGAGCGTGGCCTTGGTGACGGTGGCCCCGCTGAGGCTGCGCGGCTTGGAGCCGTAGAAGGCGCAGCCCGTCATCCGGCCGAAGCTGCTGCCCGCGTAGCGGCCCTGGTAGGTGTCGAAGCCGTTCACCGGGTCGCCGTCGGAACGCCAGGAGCCGTCGCGGTAGGTGGCCGTGGCGACCGGCGGGCAGGTGAGGACACCAGTGGTGACGTCCGTCTTCGGTGCGGGCGCCGGGTCACCGGTGGACGGCGGCGCGGTGTCGGGGGACGGCGGCGACGGCGCGACCACCGGGGCGGCGCCGAGCGTGGCGATCGCCCAGTAGGTGGATCCGCGCCGCAGGATCAGCAGCGCATTCCCGGCGGCCACGCTCAGCCCGGTCACGATCCGTACCGTCACCTGCAGGCCGGCCACGTTGGCGAGGCAGGCGCCGCCGGACCCGGCGGTCTGCGCGATCGCGACGAGCGTGCCCTGCCCGGCCAGGGATACGCGGGTATCGGCGAAGTCACCCATTGAGCACCCTCAGGGTCAGGGACATGGAGCCCGGCGTGTAGGGCAGCGACAGGCCCTCGACCACGCACGGCCTGGCGGTGAGTCCGGCGCCGGTCACCGCCACGATGTCGCCGGTGACGATGCCGGGGTGCGGGACCACAGTGGCTTTGAGTTTCCGGAAGGCGGTACGGCGCAGGGTCTGCAGCCGGGTGGCGGCCGCGGTGCGGCACTGGGCCACGGTGGTGAGCAAAGGGGAGGAGAAGCGGGTGGGCACCGACAGGGGACTGAACGGGCCTCCGACGCGGAACGGGCTGCTGCCGTCGAGGTCGTAGGCGACGCCCTGCACCTGGGCGCCGGTGCTGTCCTCGCCCTCGGCGACGACCACGTTGAACGCGCCGTCTCGGGAGGTGTCGCCGGACCAGCGGACCACGGTGCCGCCCTGCCCGTCCGTGATGTCGAGTACCGGGGTGCCGCTATCGGTGAGCGGTGCGACGAGCAGGTGCCCGTCGGCGGTGACTTCCGCTACGGCCGGCCACGCGTCGAGGACCTCGTTCAGTGCGGCCATCCGGTCGCCGTCCCACTGCATACCCAGGGGAATGGACCGGTCGGTGAGGCTGCCGTCGAAGACGACGGTCAGGGCGGGCTCGACGAGGCTGCGCACGGTCGAGACGAACGTGCCGGACGGCTGGAAAGGGGCGACGAACTTGGCCTCGTCGATGAGAGTGAGCAGCCCTTCGGCGGTGACGGAAACCGTGTCCCCGTCCACGCTGGAGCCGGTGATGAGGAACCAGCCGCGGTCGATCCACTCGAAGCTCCCGCCGACGTCGACGCCGTAGGAGATCCGCAGCTGCTGCCCGTAGGCGGCGAGCGGATGCTCAGGGTCGACGCTGGGATCCCACGTGATGCCCCGGTCGCGGCGCGGCACGGTCAGGGTGACCCGCTCCGGGACCGCCAGCGAGCGGTCCCGGTCCTCGCCCCCGGCGGAGACGGGAATGTCCGCGGCGACGAGCTCGCCGCCCAGCCAGGCGTCGGCCCGGATCTGCATGGTGAAGGACCGCTGCACGATGCTCAGCGCCTGGTCCGACATGTCCAGCACGTCAGCTCCCGAAGTCGTGCAGGGCGATGGCGAGCAGGGTGGCGAAGTCTGCCGCCAGGTCGGCCAGCGTGGAGTAGTTGTCGGCGATGTCTTGCAGGGTGAAGCCGGCCGCTTCGAGGACGTCCGCCCAGGCCTCGGTCTCGATCGTGTCGAGCGCCCAGTAGCGGATCGGGTTGTACCAGGTGCGGTTCTCGCTGTCGGCGAGGACCGCGAGGTAGTTGTCGACGCCGGGCATGGACACCTGCTTGCGGATGAGGA